CCACAGGCGATCGCCGCCGAGAACGGTAAAAGGGCCCAGCGTCACCGCTGCCGCACCGTTAGCGGGCTTCTTGCGCCCCAGGCAGCCAATGCTCGCCGAGGGGGTAGCAATGCCGTCGATCTGCCGCAGCACTGCGATCTCCCCAACGGCGCGATGCGACTGGGTAAAGCCGTTCTCGCTGTAGGGCCGCACAGTCACGGTGTAGTCGCCGGCATTGGTTCCAGCGCCATCGGTGATTTCGTATTGATCAACCGAGCCGCGAATGCCACTGAGTCGAGCGAAATCGCTCTTGGTGTCACCTGACTTAGGGCCGACAAGCTCGGTGGGGCCCGTGATCACCCGCTTGCCGTCAATACCTTTGCGATTGATCTTGTCGATGACGGCCATGTGTGCTCGCCAGGTGTCTACGCGTTAAAGCAAGTCTAACGAGCTCAGTAATCCCAAATCGCTGCTGGCCTCACTCCAGCACGGGGGCTGAACTTGCCGTTATTACGTGTATCGATATGGATGAATCCCTTCGGCCGTCCGTCGCCGTACCCTCCACTCCATCGCTGCACGAGCCATTCATGGAAGCGTTGCAGGGATTCGCCGATGGGATAGATATCAAGCGCCATTCCCTTGACGTGATAACTCCCTGGCACCCCGCCCACCTGGCTATTGATTGGCTCGGGGCGATACCCGCTAGTGACGCCCAGTGCTCCGGCCCACGCCGAGCGGATGGCGTCGAACTGTTTGCACACCTCAATGATGGCTTTTTCTTCTGCGCTACCTGCCTTGGGCTTGCGGCGCGCGTCATATTGCAACACCTCGCCGACCGTGATGTATTTGCCTACGGGGCAGCTGAAGTCATTCCAGTTGATCTTGGGCGCAGGCGCTGGCGCAGGCTTTGCTTGCTCTTCGAGCCAGTGAGGCATGAACAACGCCCAACGCTCTCCGCTCCCGTTGAGTGACGCCCAGGCGTGACTGTCGCCGGGGATTTCATCGAGCCGACTGATCGCCAGTAACTCACCTTTAGCAACCGGCCGTTTGCCGGCCTCGGAAAGATAGTGACTGTCGATGGCCGCCTTCTTGAGGAGCGTGTCCTGTTGTGCGATGAATTTCATGGTTCCGTCGTCTTCTTGTTGCCAGATTTCGCCTTCACGCTTACGACGATTGACTAGACCAGCCAGCGTCCTGCCGCCCGCTTTGACATACAGCATCAGCGCTTGTGGCATCTGCTGATAAATCTCGGCTCTCGAAGCGCCATCGCGCAGAACCCTGGTAATCGTCTCGAAGCCCGCGCTTCCATAAAACTTTGCGCCAAGATTCCATGCAAAGCTCAGCAGAACCGATTGGCGCTTGGGGCCCAGCCTGTCCCAACCCGCAATACATTCCATAGCGGGAATGTATTGACGGCGTAGCAGCTCTTCTAGGTGACGCTTGCAAATGCGATGATCGCAAACGTCCCCCATGCGGACCGGTTCTCCGTTGGGATAGCGCGTCAGACCAGCGCAAATCGTCGGGATGCCGACTGGATCGAGATAAGCCTGAAGCTCAATCCCTTCAAATTCCTCGATCAAGCGTGTCGCTAATGACAGTGTCTGGGGATGAATCGCCATAAATGCCAGCAAAGCGACGCGTCGAATGCGCCATGGGCTCTCGCCCTTCCATCATTTCAACGGCCAGGTGTTGCGCCGCTGACTCGCTGTAGCCCTTCGACTGCAGCAACTCGTACAAACCAAAGAATGCGTCCAGCTTGCTCTCGACCTGCTGGTCACCCGTCGCGACCTCAGCGGCCAAGTGCTGCGCGGCGCCACGAGGAATGCCCCGGCCGGCGTATTGCCGAACCAGGGCATCGAATAACTCAGGGCTGCCCGCTAAACGCATTCACGTTTGACGCAGTAGCCCCAATCTAACCAGCCTCGTTCAGAGCCCGATATTATTCAGGAGCTCTGGCCGATCTGCGATTGCTGTCAGGCCAGGCAGGGTGGCACTGGGGTCACCGCTTCCTTGTTGCAGAACAGCAAGCTGCACTGCTTTCTTGGCGCGTTGAACCAGAGCATTAGCTGCGGCTTCACGCGCTTCGTTGCGTACATCCTGGCGGGTCGCTTCCTGCTGCAGCGATTGCTGCATTTGCGCAGGCGCTGGCCCTGCCTTCAGTTCAGCTGCGACGGGATTGAAGTGTGCCGGCAGGCCGGGCGGCAGGTTTGCCATTTCGCTCTCCTGGCCTCAGCCTTCAGATACCAGCACCTTGCTGCGCAGTGCTTCAGGGGAAGCCTGGCTCAGCATTTGCCATGCAGCGGCGGGATTGCGCTCGCTAATAGCAGAGAAGGTTGCCCAGAAGTCATCACCACCGCCATTGGTTGCCTGCACGTCGGGAGCGGGCATTTCCATCTGCGGACGCTGATAGGTCGCAGCCCGGGGAGCAAAGCGACGCTCGTTCGCGGCAACCTCAGCGGCCAGACGATCCTGGGGCAGCTCGGTGGGGTAGGGACCTTCGGGACCGAAGAACTCGTTGACGTACTCAGCGAGAATCTCAGGGTTGGTCAGCAGGGTGTGATACGCGGCATTGTCCTCAGCGGCAGCCTCGATCACGGTGTGCGAGTTCTGCAGTTGACCCTGGATGGCCTGGATTTGCTGCAGAGCCTGGGCGGTCTGTTGGGCCTGGGCAAGGAGGGCGTCCTCAACTACGCAGGCGTAGCGGTTCAGCAGGGCAGGGGCTTCAGCGCCGAAGTGCTGGAGAACCTCAAGGCTTTCGCTGCTGACGCTTTGCAGATACTCGTCGCTCGCGGCTGCGCTCTGCTCGCTGCTGTAGCTCGGGGCCTGTGCCGGCATCGCCTGGGAATAGGCCGCCGTTTGTGGGAATGCTGAGGTCAGCGGCGCCGTAACGGAGGGAGCCGCCTGGTAGCTCACCGGTGCCTGCAGGTAAGCCGCCGGGATAGGGGCCGCCTGTTGGGTCGGTGCCGAGTAGGACGCCTGGGGCTGGGATTGCGGCGTCGCGCTCAAGCTGGCGAGCAGACCCTGGTACGCCGCCTGCCACGGGTTGGCCTGAGGTACTGAAACCGGAGCTTCCGGGGAGTAGGCCGGAGCCTGGGGTTGAGCCGTCGGGTACGAAGCTTGGGGTGCCTGCGCCATCGACGGGGAGGCCACGGTCGGCGCGGCCACGCTGGATGGGATCGAGGGCTGCGGGGTCGCCACTGCCGTCGCCATCGTTGTACTGTCCTGCATAGGTCAGTTCTCTCTTAAGGAATTCGAGGGCTCGATAGACGTAGGGCGTCAAATCGAGCTTGGGATCCGCCAGCAGGGGGAGGTCCGGAGCCTGCGGATGCGGGGTCTGTCGCATGTTTTGAATCAGCGACAGGAAGGTGCCAATGCTTTGCTGTGTGGCTTGAGCCATTCGGAATGGATAGCCACTAAGCATTGCGCTGCGCTCTTCGTCGGTTTTATCCGGGAAGAGATACCTGAGGGCCTCGATGCTGTTAACACCGAGCTCCTGCAGGTTGCGCACAACAATGCTTGAGTTCAGTATATCTTCTGTGGAATCCTCAAAGACTGGTCCCTTCCAGCGCCACTCAATCTTTCGGTCACCGTCAGGGATCAATCCGACCACGCCGGGCGGGAGCTGACGCGCTTGCACTGCTTCGCTGATCTGGGCTTCCAGGGCTTGCTCGAATTGCTGGTATGCCTCTTGGAATGCGGCCACCGCTTCTTGATATTGCTGAGCATCTGCAAACTCCTCACGCACCGGCACGGGAGGCTCCTCGAGGCCGACGGCGGCGGCGAAAGACTCGCGGAAGATCTTCTCTTCGTTGAACAGTACAAGCGCCAGCAGCTTGCATAGGCCATAGGTCAACAGTCCGCGGCACTTGCGAGCAGCTGTTGTCGCAGCCCGGCCATACAGCGATTTGATTTCATACGCCGTTGCGCCGGAGCTGATTCCCAGCTCGTCAACGCCACCCATGGCATTGCGCAGTTCTTCGCGGTACTGGCGTGCGTAGAGGTTCTGATCGCCGCTCACCGCGTCTGGTGTGATGTAGGTGACCCGATCGGTGGCCTCGATGTTGGCGATGATCCGAGGCACCTTGACCCCGCCGCCACCACCTCCGGCACCTAAGGGGGAACTGAGTCGCGTCGAAGGTCGATTTGCGGCATAGAAGCCGGCCTGCGAGCTGATCGTCGGACGGAACTCGTCGCCATCGCCCGACTCGATCAAGTCCTGCTTCGGGCGGCTGGAAACCAAGGTCGGGTTTCCATAGAAGGTGATATTGGCTCGGATGTTCTTGATCAGCTCATCGTGCGTCACGATGTGATCGCTGAGCCAATCGAACTCGCCACTGGCATCCATGCCAGTCGAGCGCATATTGTTGAAGGACTCGACAGCAGGGATGAATCCCAAGCTGTTTCGCAACGTCCGCGTCGTGTTGGGCGCGTAGTTCAGGGTCGCGACGCCAGCATCAAAGCTCGGCTTCTCGGTCGTAATGGATTCCTTGATGGTGTCCCGGCGAACCTGCAGCTTGACGTAACGGAGGGAGCCGCCATCGCCACCGGCAATCGCACCCATGGCGCCAATACCATCGCGCACGGTGAAGCTATAGATGAGCTCCACTTCCTCCAGCTGGCCTGCGGCGTCGTAATAGGCGCGGTAGTTCTCCTTGCTGAACCACATCAAGCGGTAGGTGTCCTGCACGGGGCGGAAGTACCACAGCCCCTTACCGTCCAGCAGGAAGTCGTCGACGATACCCTCAAGGCGGGCGTCGATCTCGTTCTCCTGGATCAGATCCGCCAGGAAGCTCTTGCGGAAACCAAAGGTGTCCTGCGCAGGGAAGAACTCCAGGCCCTGGCGCAGCATGAACAACCGCATCTGCGCGAGATGCGAGTTGACCACCATCGTGTCAACACCAGCCGTACCATCACGCTTGCGCGCGGCCTCGAGGATGCGGCGAAAACGCTCGGTTTTGGGTTGGCTCATGGATCTAGTTTAAGTCCATTCGATTTGCGCAGCCCCGCGCTTCATCAGCCCCTGGACAACGATGTTCAGGCTGTCGGCGCAGTCGTCATGAGGGCTGTGACCGAAGTTTGTGATCTCGTCAATCATGTAGCTGAAATCGCGGTACTTATTGAAAATGATCTTCTTGGCCTGGAAGAGGCCAAGGATCCCCCGCAACCTGGCCAGCTTGTCCCCACGGAAACCCTTCACCGGGGAAATATGCAGGTTGTACAGCTGCCATTCATTGAACAAAATCCGCTTAAGGTCTCCCTCAAAACTCTTCTGGTATGCCACGACCTCAGGCCAGATCGTCACAGGTGAGTTTGTTGGGAAGTACTGACCGTCATCGTTGACCGCGAGCAGGTTCCATTCCATCAACAGCTCGCACAGCGCCTCGACCTTCTCGATATTGCCCATCGAGCGCATGCGCCTGTAGTCGATGATGTAGCACTTGTCATCGACACGCCCAGCCAGGGTGAAGACGGTCCAGTCGTTGCGTTCACTCATGCCAGCCGACAGGTCGATGCCGACGCCGACCATGTCGTAGGTGTCGGGCACTTCGCCCCTGACGAACAGCTCCGGACTCACGCCGAGCTCTGTCGAGCGCACTGGCTGGTTGAGGTACTGGTACGAGAATGCGATGCGGTCGTCGTGCTGCAGCTTGAGCAGGTACTTCGTTGACCACATCTCAGGCCAGTAAGACTTGGGCCTACCGTCTTCGTCGTAGCGCAGGGCCGACTGCACAACGGTCTTCCAGCCCTTCTTCTCGGTGAAGATCGTTGCGAACAGATCATCAAAGTGGAACCGTGTTCCCAAGGCGATGGCACGCGCACCTTGGAACATGGTCGGCACAATCACGTTCGTCCAGTTCGTCTCCATTTCCCGGCGGATGTCGGGGTTGGCAATCGAAGCCGCGCTTTTGATGGCGTCATCAACCACGATCAACGAGCTCCGCTTGGATGTGATCGTGCCCTTGAGGCCAGCGCAGGCGATGGTGAACGCATCCTCGCCGCGAACGTCGACCTCGGCATAGTCCCAGTCAATGCTCCATAGCTCGTCCGATGTCCTGGTCTTGGATAGGCGGACACACGGGAAGATCTCTTGGTACTCCCTCGACAGGATCAGGTTTTTGATCGCAGCGCTTTTGTTGCGCGCAACGTCGACGTTGTAGGAGACATACAGGATCCGCAGCAGCTTCTTCGCCAACGCGTGCCTGCCAATCAGCCACCCCAGCAGCAGCCCCAGCACCGTGCTCTTCGCGCTACCCCTCGGGCTGAGCAGACAGGTGTTTGGCCCTGCAATGTCCAGCAGGTGTTCGTTGCTCTGGTTGGTGAGGAATGCTCGGTGCCATTCCTTCATATGGCGAGCTGGTGGCTTACCCATCAGTTCGCAGAAGTAGCCGAAGTTGTCCCTCGCCTTGAGGACATGAGGCGGGATCACCGGCTCTTCGAGGACCACCTCGGGCTGCTTCTTAATACTCTGAGCCGCCTTCAGCGCACTTCTCTTGCGCGCTAGGGCAATCGATGCGCCTGCCATGCCTCATAATCTACTTGTTTTTCACTATTCATGTAGACCGCGCCGCGCGCTTTCGGCGATTTCTGTCTACTTCTCGTTTTCCAGTTGCGCCCATACAGACTCAAACGCTGAGTCCAGCGCCGTCACCACTTCGTCGTTGTCTTTGAAGATGGCCCGTAGCTGACGCATCACCGCATCTGCCCCGGCCATGATCAGGCCCTTGCGGTCGGTGGTGCGGGTCATCTTGTCGATCTCCGTCAGATGCCCGCGCAATTCCTTGGACAAATGTGCGATTCGGCTGGCCGCAGCATCCGGCTTAACGAGATCGGCTTGGACCTGCTGCCGAAGGAAGTCGACGTCGGCCTCGAGCTTGCAAGCTTCAGCCAGGAGGAGTTCCCGCTTATTGAGCTTGCGGTAGTGCTTGTTAATCCAGCGCTCTAGTGCCGTGAAGCTGTCTTCGTATCCCAGCACGCTGGCGTAGAGCCAGATCTCGTAGACGGAGTAAGTGTTCTCGGCGTAATTGAGGAAACCTTCTCGGCGATCGTCATCAAGCGCCGCCAGGAACGTCGCAACTGGACCATCGCCGAGATTTGCCATTAGCCGTAGAAACGCGCTCCCTGTGAACGTATCGCGCCTCGTGCATCTGCGCGCATCTTTCTTTCTTCGAGCCCCTTCTGAGAAAGCGTTTCTCGCTCTTGGCGCCCCTGCTCCTGAAAGCCCAGGCGTTGCTGTTCACCTTGCGTGATGAACCCCAACCGCTCTTGGGCTCCTGTTTCGCGGATGCCTGCTCTGGACTCCTCGCCCTGCTTTGTCAGCATGTCGCGGGCGATGGCACCTTCGACACCCATGAGCTTCATGGTGTTGGCGGTCTTGAGGTTTTCCTGGCCGCTTTGGAACTTGCCAAGCGATCCAAGGTACGCATCGTTGTAGGCAATTGCCAGGCC